ACATCTTCTTTTTCCGAATAAATCAAGGCCCCGTTGTCCGCTGAGAACGCAATTCCGGATTCTTTGCCGAGTTCCTCGAATTTGATTGTTTCATTTTCGTATAGTCCCGGATACTGGTTCAGAAGTGCTTTCATGGCATCTGTCAGAATCTCATATCCGGTCGCATCTTTACCAATAGGTTTATCCGCCATGTCTGCCACCTCCTGCCTGTGCTTTTACTTTGCGAATCCATGTACTGCCATATTGCCGTTTAGCGGCATCAAACCACTTTGCCTGTGCCCGTGGGTGAGCCTGTTTGGTGTATTCAAGATTTTCCTTTGCGGCTGTCCGACCAGAAAACTGACTAACGAGAACTTTCTTTGCTCCACGTCTCGCGTAGGGACTTCCGGTCAATTCATCAACCATTCCTTTTCCTTCGTACAGGAAGCGCCCATAAGGGGCCGCCGCCGCGCATACTTTCCCAGTTCCTTGCAAGGATGTACTCTCAACTCTCGTTCGATTAATGAAGTCCCCTGTAATCATCGGCATAAACGGCACCATACTATCCATGACCATTCCATCAAGGAGATACTGGGCTTCTTGATACTGTTTGGAGAACCTGTCCATATTCAGCTTGATTTTCATATCTCCGTCAACTATGGAGAATCCTTTGAAATGATGAATTTTACTCATATTACTTACCCAAAATCTCAAAATGTGGAATCAGCGTATACGGTCCGCCTACACTGGTAATCTTAAACACGTTATCCTTATTCTCGTTCATGTACTGGTAGAATCCGTTCCGATAGTCGCTGTCAGTTACCGTCCCACCAGTCCACTCGCCCTCCCAGAAGAACGATTCATCTGAGAATGTGATAGTATCCTCTAGAGCGTTGTTGATCTGCTGTTTCCACTCTTTAGGCGGCACCCATGGGAGAATCTTACCGTCTCTATCAGTAATGGTTATATCGCCATTCTGGACAGTGTAACGGATGTGCAACTGTGCGTTGTCTGTTGTATCTGGTCCGTACTTTTTAAGGATTGCCCCTTTGTCCGTAATGAGGTCAACGCCGGATAAAACATGAGGATACCAGTACGCATCTCTTGTCGTGGCTGATTCGTAATAATTAAAAACCGTCACCGTTTTTTCGTACATGATACCCTCTCCTTAATTATTCTTTCTGCATTGTCTGCTTGATAATCTGATTCACACCAGTGGCCGACAATCCATTAAACATACCGACTGCAACCGCCGTGATATAGTCTGTTGCCGGGAAATCCGGGATAATTCCCATTCCGACCGCTCCAAGAATCCCGCCAATAACCGCCATGATTACTGGAATCCATTCATCAGAGATTCTTTTTGATGCTTTACAGCCCATTCCTACGATGTAGCAAATCATAACGATTGCTACGCATGAGCCTAATGTTGAAATATCCATTATTTTTCACCTCACATTAATTTAAGTTCATTGAATACTTTAAAAATTTTCGGTGACTGAATAGCAAACCAGTCAACCGTAGTTTCGTCATGTCCGAACTGCTCTGTATGTTGCCAGTTGCACTGCAATCCGCTTTCCGACAAGAACGCATGAATAATTTCATGTCTCAACTGCTTTTTCTGTAAGGAATCAAAATCACCAACATTATTTGCGTTGTCTGTTCTGATAACAATTTCTTTTGATGTATTGTCTGTGTAGCCGTCAACATCTGCATTTTTTAATTCTTTTGGACTAATTTTGTAAACCGTCCCGAGAACATTAATATTACATTCCTGCATATAAAATTGGTACTCCTTCATCCGTCCTTACTCCCATCAGAAGCGGCAAAGCTGTCTTAAGAAGTAAGTCATTCGTTTTCTGTACATCCCCGGCGGCGGCATACACCGCACTCCATTCCTTTGCGCTCGCTCCAATCTGCTGTGGCGTTGCATAAGAGATAGATTCACTGCCAGAAGATACAGATGTTACAATGCCTGTCGTGCTACCACCAGACCCGATTACGGTTGATGCACCGCTCACAGCGGCATTGGTAGCATTCTTTTCAGCAAGCTCAATCTGATACATTAATTCAGCTAATGAACAGACCGCCTTTTTAATACGTTTCTGTGAACGCTTATCAGCTGGCAGTCCGTCCACCAAATTATCAAATGTCAATGTATCAATAAAATCGCTGGCTCTGGCTGCCAGACGATCAAAGTCAGCTTTTGGCACGACATTGCCATAATAGGATTCTGTGTAAAAATCATAATCTGCATAAGCCATGCCAGCTACCTCCTAATCGATCATCATTTTGCTGTTACGCTTGCACTTCCGGCGTTCAGTGCTTTGTATGTTCCATCACACTCAACCACTGTAATCTTCTGTCCGGTTGCTGCTGTGATATCGGCTTTTCCATCCCAAGTACTCCAGTTTCTGAGATTCTGTCCATATCCAACAGTTACTGCATCTGCTGCAACTTTGTATTTATATACGTTGTTGGCATTTTCCTTAGTCGGATTTACGGTAATTTTTGTATCACCGCTTGCTGTTCCAGCCACGGAATTTACTGTCAGAGTACCAAGTGTTGGTGTCTCATCAATGGTGATTACTGCGATTGCGTCAATGTACTCCGCAAAAAGAGTAAGTCCCATAACTGCAAACGCCTCGGAAACTGCTGTGTGGTAGTTGCCCTGTGTATGGAATCCGATCAGGTTTGTCTCGCCGGAAACGGTATACACCAGACCTGCTCTCGCAAAGTCAGATTCGTTCGGGTCTACATAGTAAAGTACGATGTTCTCAACAGGAGTTGCAATAACCTGTCCTCTTGGAATCTCACTGTCAGATAACAGGAAGATAGTATTGAATCCCATAAAATCTTTCATGTACTGGAAGCCGAACTGATTCTGAATAGTGATCTCAGCCGCTCCAAGGTATTCATATACGTCCAGAATGTTCACAAATCCAACAACACCAGTCACATTTCTGTGCATCTGCTTGAACTTGTTTTCTACGCGCCCTTTAGCCATTGCCAGAGCCATCTGGAATGTAGTTTCTGTGGAAGTAAGTGTACCGGTTTTCAGATAGTCATAGAATCTGCCGGTAACATCAGTCTGAAGCTGGAAAAGGAATTCATCATCAGTCATCTGAACGGCGTTCTCATAGCCGTGATCCTTGATTGCTTCGATAGATACAGCCTTTGCGTACTTCTCGATAGTCATTTCCGCATAGTCCTTTTCTTTTACAACGAATTTGCTGTAAGGGATTTCCTCACCCTCACCAACTTTTCCGCTCTGTAAAGTACCCTCTGCGTATTTGGACTTGAGTACAGCACCCGGCTGCTTTTTGATAGGTCTCATGATACCCAGAATATCACGTAAGTGCTGCCAGTTTCTTTCGAATCTGGTAACAAAGTCAATCTCACGTGCTGTGACATGAATATCATTAGTCATAATAAGATTTGTTTTTGCTGGCATAAAAAATCCTTTCTACCCATAATTGTTAAGGTATTGGGTTAGCGGCTATACTCTGGTGTATAGTCGGTGTAAAAATCACTGGAATAACTGGATATTCTGAGCAATTGCAGCCTGTCTCTCAGACGGGTCTTTGATTGCTTCGATATCTTTCTTTGTCATACTTCCCGGTGTCTGCTGCTGTCCAACGTGAGTGGTAAATCTTGCCTGGTTCTGCTGAGCCTGCTGCTGAGATTCATCCACAAAAGCAGACGCGTCAGACTGCTTCATCTGTTCGATCAAGTCGTTCAGTCCAAGGATTTTACCGTCTTTCAGCTTCAATCCGGCTTCTTTGATGTCTGCCATAACAGACTTCTTTGCAGCCTCACTGGAAAATTTAACATCATCAAGTGCTGTTTTAAGTGCGTCTGAAAAATCGCGGTCATAGATCTTCGCATTGAATTCCTTTTCTGCATCCTCGGCTTTCTTCTTCCATTCAGCAAGCTCTGTCTGAATGTTCGCCGGGTCGATGCCGTCAAAACCTTTTAAGGTCTCCTCTGCTGTCTCAGCACGTTCTTTCCAGTCATCACGTTCACCTTCGACTTTCGACAGAGTTTTCGCTACTTCTTTAGCATTCTTGTAATGTTCAGAGAGTGCTTTCTTTACATCTGCCTGTTTATCCTCCGGGATTTCAATTCCAAATGATTTTAATGTGTCAATAAGTTTCTGCATATACATCCTCCTGGTCGTGTTTATTGACCTGCCGCCGCAGGTAAGTGGATTAAGCCAGTTAGACCACTGGCAAGGTAATCGGAAAGGCAGGAATCGAACCTGCGACCTCACATTTACAGTGCGATCTACCACTGAGCTACATTCCATGCCGCCTATAACGGCCAACCCTCTAAAAAGAAACTGGGGTGAATTTCACTTCTTTCGCTATAGCGTAAATCCACCTGAGACATAGACCACCTGTATACAAACAGCTTAACTCTAAGCGGATTAAAGCGGAGCGCCCGGAATCGAACCGGAGACCAGAGTGCGACTCTGTCAGTTTTCCACTAGCGTACATTCCACATAACCCGGATTCCCGGGTTAGCAAGGTGTTTAACGTGTCATGCCTAAACACGGGACGTTCGGGCTACGTCAACACCGCCTATACGGTCGCACACCTCTGCACGGGTTGGATTTCACTGTTCAGTTATATGCTCACAAGGAGGTATGCCGCCATGCACTAACGGCAATGGTACGTGTCGGAAATTGCATCCGCTTTTCAACCTCCAGGTTCCGCCCGAACCTGTTTCTGTTAAGGACACGCGCCTAAGAAAGGATGAATCAATGAAAAAATGTCTATGTCAAGTGGCTACAACCACTTACGAATCTTCCTTATGAATACATTTTACCACAGAACCTCCAAAAAGTTGTGGTACATGTTTTGACTAATTAGAGCATATCACGGAGCTTTTCCACGTATCTTTTAACAAGATCACGTTCCTCCCGGCACTCCGCATCCTTGGACATATCGCTCATTTCTGTTGTGAGTTCGTCCAGATGTTCTTCCAGAGCGGCAAGCATCTTTCTCTTGCAGTCCTCGGATTTGCCGGAACGATAGCTCTGTTTCTGCGTCATATAGTCGTCATAAGCATCTCGTCCGTCAGAACGGCTGTAATGTCCTCTGACATAATGCTCACCACGTCTGGCATAAGAACTACCCCTGTCGTAATCCGGCATCATTCTGCCGTCATTTGAGCTGTATCTCCCCATGCTGTCGCGCTTTCTTCCACGTTCGCTGTAATCGTCATTGTAGCCACCACGCATCTCATCAAGGACAGTATTGTAATATTCCACTTTCTTGTCCCAGTACTGCGTATTCTTGATATCTTTATACATATCAATCAGTTTGTATGTCATTTCCAGATTTCCAGTG